CATCATTACCGGCATTTGTTTTAGCAATTTTAAATTCTGCAATAATTCCTGTTGCATCTTGTTCCCAAGACATCAACTTTCCAAGTGGACGAGTTGTGTCGTGCTGAAGAAGGCTCAAACGGGCTGCAATCGGCTGAGGTAGGGGTAACAGAAGTCAGATATGGCTCACAAACGCCTAGAATTCGTTCAAAGCCACTAGATCTGCCTACTCGAGGCGATGAAATGATCCAGTTTTGCAAAGATATTGGATTCCCTTTGCTCCCATGGCAGGAACAACTGGCGAGAGATTGCTTGCGATATAAGGCCGATGGGCGTTGGGCGCATCCATTAATTGGGATCATGTTGCCACGTCAGCAGGGTAAATCTACATTCATGGCGCTTCGAATCCTGTTTGGAATCTATGTTCTGGACGAGAAAATGCACCTTGCAACCGCGCATAAGTTAACTACATCAAGCGAAATCTTCTTTAAGGTCAGCGAGATCATCGATAATTCTCAGATGCTTATGGATAACTTCGCCAAGAAATACGAATCCAAAGGATCGCAAGAAATCCGCTTCAAGAATAAAGCCCGGTATTTAATCCGCGCTGGAAACTCAGCCGCTCGCGGTATTGCTGCTCCAGATGTAATTCACATCGATGAACTTCGAGAGTTCGATACTGAAGATGTCTGGAGTTCGATGCGATTTACTCAAATGAGTAATCCAAATCCGCAGGCCTATGTCTATTCCAATGCTGGCCATGCCAATTCAGTCCTGCTGCATAAATTTAGGGAGCGAGGACTTGCAGCTAGTGAAGGAGCCGATGATTCGATCGGTTGGTTTGAATGGTCTGCCGAACCAGGAGCCGAGATCACCGATAAAGAAGCCTGGTATCAAAGCAACCCATCGCTAGGCCATACAGTTCATGAAGATAATATTAAAGACAGCCTTTCAGATCGCGAAGATATCTTCCGCACCGAAATTCTCTGCCAATTCGTTTCGATGATTAACCCAGTTATCTCAGAAGCCGAATGGAAGAAATGCAAGGATGAGAATCTGCCTCAACTTGATGTCGAGAAAGATACTTGGATGGCGATCGATTTAAGCCCAGACAGAAAGCACGCTTCGCTAGTGGCAGGCCAAAGAATCGAAGGCAACCGCTTCATGGTTAGCCTTCTTCATACATGGTTCAACCCGGTCAACCTTGATGATCTCGAAATGGCAAACGACATCGCTTATTGGGTTCGTAAATTCCCAGTTAACGCAGTTGCTTATTCAAAGTCGACAGCCTCAGCAGTCGCGGCCAGATTGGCTCCAGCAGGAATTCCGATCCATGAAGTAAATGCGCAGGAATATCAGCAAAGTTGCGATGAGTTTGTTTCGGCCGTTTCATCAATGAGACTTGCTCATGCGGATCAAGAAGAATTAACCAAGCAAGTACTATCGGCCGTTAAATTAACTCGAGGTGATGGCGGTTGGGTAATGGGTCGAAAGCAAAGCGGAATAGTTTGCGGCGCAGTTGCTTCCGCAATGGTTACTCACTTCGCAACACGCGGAGAATCTGAAGTGGACATTCAGATAGGATAATGTCTAGGCAATAGCGTATAATATGTCCAATGGGAATCAGGGACATCTTCGCAACAACAAAGCCAGCAGTCGAGATCACAGTCGATGCCGCTTCTACTCCTGCACCGTTTAACAATACGGGATCTTTTAATCCTTTCGTATTTACTCAATCAGTAGCGACTCGTCAACAGGCCATGGCCGTTCCGACAATCGCCCGAGCAAGAAATATAATCTGCTCAACACTAGCTTCTCTTCCACTCGAGCAATATTCAAAACTCGATGGCTCACACATGACCACTCCAGCGGTTATCAATCAACCAGATCCACGCGTTCCGGGTTCTGCTATCTATGCCTGGCTTGCGGAAGATCTCCTCTTCCATGGTGTCGGATATGGTCAAGTCCTTGAGCAATATGGGGACACGGGCAGAGTTCGCGCTTGGACTCGAGTTGCTCCAGATCGTGTAACTCCAAAGTTGAATAATCTTCAGACAGAAATCGTTGGATATCAAGTCGATGGTTCAATAGTTCCAACTCAGGGCGTAGGTTCCCTAATTGTATTTTACGGATTAGACGAAGGCGTATTAAATCGCGCAGGTCGCACTATTCGCGCTGCTCATGCGTTAGAACAAGCCGCAGAAACTTTTGCTAAAGAGCCAGTTCCATTGCAGGTTCTAAAATCTAATGGAACTAATCTTCCAGCAGAACGAATTTCTAAACTTCTTGAGTCATGGAGAACTGCTCGCCTTACTAAATCAACCGCGTTCTTAAATGCGGATGTTGAATTGCAAGCGTTGGGCATCGATCCAGCCAAACTGCAGCTAAATGAGGCTCGCCAATATGTCGCTCTGGAATTGGCCCGCGCTTGCAACCTTCCTGCCTATTTCGTAAGCGCTGAAACAACCAGCATGACCTATAGCAACAGCGTTTCAGAACGCCGTTCGCTTATTGACTTCTCAATGAAGCCAATCTTGGCTGCCATCGAACAGCGCTTATCTATGCCAGATTTCATCGCTTCAACGGGTGAGATTCGCTTCTCGCTAGATGATTTCTTGCGTTCAGATGCTTTGCAACGCGCTCAAGTTTATGAAATCTTGAACCGAATTGGCGCAATGAGCGTTAAGCAAATTCAAGAAGAAGAAGATCTCATCGATAACAAGGAGAACGCATAATGAAGATAACGATGCCAGTTGCTATCACAGCAGCGGATGCAGAGTCTCGAATCATCGCAGGCCGCATCGTTTCATGGAACGCAGAAGGTAATACTTCAGCAGGCCGAACAATGTTTAAGCCAGATTCGATCACAATGGCCAAGAACACTAAGTTAGTTCTTCAGCACGACACAACTCGTCCACTTGGAAAGTTGATGTCTTGGGAACAAGATGCAACAGGAATTATTGCAGAATTTAAAATTGCTAAAACAAATGCCGGTAATGATGCCCTCGAAGAAGCCGCTACTGGGCTTCGTTCTGATTTCTCAGTCGGGGTAGATGTCCAGGCTTGGGATAACCAAGATGGCGTGATGGCGATTAGCGCAAGTGATCTCGTAGAGGTCAGCCTAGTAACAGACGGCGCAATTCCGGGCGCTGAGGTCGCAAAAGTAGCGGCAGAAGATTCCAAGCCATCAACAGATGTCGCGGATGCAACACCAAACCCAACCACAGAAGGAGAACAAGTGCCAGACACTACCGTTCCAGAAGTAGCTCCTGCCGCAGAAACGGTAGAGGCTGCAAAGGTTGAAGTAAAGGCTGCAACAGCACCTTACATTTCAACTGTTGTTCGTAACCCAATCGTTGATAAGGCTTCTTATCTCGAGCATTCAGTTCGCGCTAAGTTAGGTTCAGAAGAATCTCGCATGTATGTTGCAGCAGCAGCAGACACAACAGATAACGCTGGCCTAGTTCCAACACGCCAACTAACCGAAGTTATTAATGGCATCTCAAACGCAGATCGCCCATCTATCGACTCAATCTCACGCGGCACTCTTCCAGATGCAGGCATGACTTTCGAGATTCCAAAAATCACAGTTGCTCCAACAGTTGCAATCGCATCTGAAGGCGGAACACCATCAGAAACAGATCAGAACGCTGCATTCGTTTCAGTCGATGTAAAGAAGTTCATCGGCCAGCAGACATTCAGCCTTGAATTGCTAGATCGCTCATCACCTGCATTCTTCGCAGAACTCGTACGCCAAATGGAATACGCATACGCAAAGGCAACAGATAAGGCAGTTTCAGATGCTCTTATCGCAGGCGGAACAGACGGCGGAAACCGCACAGTTTCAGCAGCAAACATCGCTGACTTCGTTGCAGATGCAGCAGTTTCAATCTACAAGGGAACACTTGGATTCGCTGAAAACATCATCGTATCTCCAGAACAATGGGGCAACTTGATGGGACTCGTGGACGGTTCAAACCGCCCTGTATTCCAGCAAACAATCAACCCACAGAACGCAGGCGGAACACTTACTGCAACAGCAGTTCGCGGAAACCTTCTCGGTCTAAACCTTCGCGTTGATCGTCAACTAACAACAGGCTCAGGCGTAGGTGATAACACAATGCTTATCGTTAACCCAGATTCATACACATGGTACGAATCACCACGCCTATCACTCCAGACTAACTTGATCTCAACTGGTCAGGTTCAGGTTGGTTATTACGGCTATGGCGCAGTGGCTACTAAATTGGCTGCTGGTTCATATCGCTGGATGGTTGCATAACCCAAACTAATCATGGGGGAGCTGCTGCTCCCGGTGGCTCCCCCAGTCGTTTAATAGAGAGGATGTAGAGATGGCTTCAATCGTTACAGTTGCAGAACTAAGGTCAATCCTTGGCGTTTCTACATCCCTTTATAGCGATGCTTATTTAACAGATGTAATCGATACAGCAGAATCAGTTATCTTGCCAATGCTCGTAAAGTTCGCATCTCCAATCGATAATGTAATGCTCGAGGATAATCTCGCTACTTATCAGACAGTCGGACAAAACCTATTCACAGCGGGTCAGAGCGTAGTCATCACAGGATGCGGCTCCCCGTTTAACGGAACCTTTACAATTTCAGATTCTTACGATGACCTCTTTACCGTTGCCATTACTAACGCAGATATTGCTCGAAAGAATGTAATTCCTTCAGGCCTTGCAACTCTTTCAGGCGCGGCAACTTATGTCGGAGTCAGCGCAGTTGAATCAGCGGTTCTTGCAGTCTCAGTCGAAGTATTCCAATCTCGTATCGCCCCGGGCGGTCAAATCGAAGGAATCGACTTCACCAATGTTTCGCCTTATCGTTTAGGGCGCAGTCTCTTTAATCGCGTATCAGGACTTCTAGGGGCGTACATCGACACCGAGTCAATGGTGCAATAATGCCAGCCTCAACGATTCTAGATACAGTTCGCTCACCTTTAGCAGCAGCCTTTTCAGGCGTAGCAGGCAATGTCTACGCTTATGTTCCAGAAGCGCCAATGGTTCCTTTTGTTGTATGTGTTCCAGATTCGCCCTATCTTGAATTAGAGACAATCGGCAAAACTACTCTTCACACAAAGATTAATCTTGTTATCTCAGTTGCGGTTGCCTATAACAGCAACCCAGCATCGCTCGACAACCTCGAGCAGCTAGTCATAAGTGTTCTGAAAGTGATTCCAGTCGGATACACAATCGGAGCGGTTGAAAAACCAACGGTTACTCAGGTCGGCCCTTCCAATGTCTTGGTGGCAGATATCAGAGTTTCTACCTACTACACACAAACAAACTAAGGATAAATAATGGCAACCACAGTAATCACAGGTCGCGATATTTCTCTATCTTTCACAGGTGGAACAGATATCGAGGCTCAAGCACTCTCAGCAGTCCTAACAAAGACAAACCTTCGCGAGACATATCAGACTCTCGATGGCGAGGCTTATAAGACCACTAACACAGAGGCTTCTTTCGCTCTTTCAATGCTTGCCGACTGGGGCAAGACAGGTTCAGTATGCGAGGCTCTATGGGCTGCTGCTGAGGCTCCAGATACAACAATTTCAGTAACTCTAACTGCTGCAACTGGCGCACAATTTGTATTTCCAATTCTTCCTGAATTTCCAACAGCAGGCGGCGCTGGAACAGATGCTCAGACTGTAGACTTTACATTCAAGGTAGCAAACGGAACTGTTACAGAGACATTCTCCTAAACAGTAGAAACGGGAGCAAACAATGCAACAACAAATAACAATTAAATATGTAGACGGATCCGAAACCACTTACCTGGTTCGACCACCTGATTACGCCAAATGGGAAATGACCACTAAAAAGGTTATTTCTCAGTTTGGTGGCATGTGGGACATCCTTTATGTAACGCATTCAGCAATGAAACGCGAAGCAGGCGGCAAGCCAACTAAGACACTAGATGTCTGGATGGAATCAGTCGCAGATGTTGAAGTAGGTGAAGGAAACCCAAAAGTCATCCAAGAGGAAGCGTAAGCCGACTCTTAGTTGAACTGGCACTAGCTACACAGATCCCAATGGATCACTGGCAAAGTGCCGAAGATATTCTTACAGCGATTGAAATACTAGAGGAGCGAAATCGTGGCAGATGAATTAATCGCCTTCGATCGAGACGAACTCCGCATGGTATTCAAAGCCCTAAAGAATATGGGTGATGAGGCAAACGAAGAGGCCAAGCGCCAATCAGGCGCTCTGGCCGACTTCGCCCGGGCTGAAGTTATTCAAACTGCTGGCAATCTTCAAAGCAATAAAGTTGCTGGACGAATTGCTCAGGGTTCTAGGGTTAAGAAATCAAGCCGTATTGGCGAGATTACTTATGGCTTCGCTTCACAAAAGTTCTCAGGTGGGGCAACTACCAAGGACATCTGGGGCGGTTCTGAATTCGGATCTAACAAATATAAGCAGTTCCCTGTCTGGTCAGGCCGTGAAGGTCGAGGCTCGAAGGGCTGGTTCATCTATCCAACGCTTCGCAAGATTCAACCGCAGATCGTGGCTCGATGGACAGAATCATTCGATAAGATTTTGAAGGAGTGGGGCTAATGGCAACAGGTACAAGAGCGTTAACGCTTAAACTTCTTGCTGATGTCGATAACTTCACTAAGAACCTCGATAAAGCCGATAAAGATGTCGCTTCTTTTGGCGATAAAGTTTCAGATTTTGGAAAAAAGGCTGGATTAGCCTTTGCAGCAGCAGGCGCAGCCGCCGTTGCTTATGCAGGAAAGTTAGCCATCGATGGCGTTAAGTCAGCAATCGAGGATGCAGCCGCTCAAGAAAAGTTAGCCCTTACTCTCAAGAATGTAACTGGCGCAACCGATAAACAGATTGCGGCTACTGAAGATTACATAACCCAGACATCCTTAGCGTTCGGCGTTACAGATGATGATCTTCGTCCATCGCTGGAGCGCCTTGCTCGGGCAACTGGAGATGTCGAAAAGGCTCAGAAGTTACAGACAGTTGCGATCGATGTAGCCGCAGGTTCAGGCAAATCACTTGAGGCCGTAACCAATGCCATGGCGAAAGCCGCGGAAGGTAATACTGCCGCCCTTGGTAAGTTGGGTATTGGATTAACTACTGCTCAATTAAAGACCATGAGCATGGATCAAATTACTGCTCAACTTGCGGATACTTTCGAGAACCAGGCATCTACCAAAGCCGATACATTCCAAGGTAAGTTATCCCGACTTCAAATTGCTTTCGATGAAGGTAAGGAAACTGTCGGAAAATATATCCTTGATGCTATTACTCCAATGGTCGATATCATCGTCAAGAAGGTTATTCCTGCCATTGCCGATTTCACTAGCAACCTTGGAGACAAGCTTCGCCCGGTAATGGAGTTTCTAACTCCAATCATCGATGGAATCAAATCAGCCTTTAATAGCGTTCGTGATTCTTTGAAAGACAATAGCGATGAATTAAAGCCACTTTATGATCTATTCAAAGCCGTTGCTAACTTCGCTAAAGACACATTAGCCCCAATCCTAGGCAAGACTCTAGGCGAGGCCTTTAAGATCGTTGGCGGCGTAGTTGGAAGCCTAATCGATGGTTTGGCAGCGGTCGTAGACTTCTTCGACAGTCTTTATAATAAAATTAAGCGAGTAATAGATTTAGCAAAATCAATCGGATCTGCGTTAAATCCATTTAGCAGCGCTTCATTTGAAACTGGCGCGACTGCTCCACAATCTGCGCCAAGTCCAACGATGCCTACCGAAGCCATCGCTGGTTATCGTTATGTAGGCGGTGGAACCACAAATATCACCGTCAATGGCGCAATCGATAGCGAATCAACTGCTCGCCAGATAGTAAGCATTCTTAACGATTCCTCAGCTAGGGGAACCCTTGGAAGCGCGGCGTTCTTTTAATGACCGCTTATACCCCGTCCTATAAGGTTCTGGTTGATGGTGTTGAGGTAACAGATGTAACGGTTGCTAACCTAGTCGTTACTTCAGGCCGCACAGATATTAACTCTCAGCCCATTGCAGGCTATTGCCAAGTTCAATTAATCAACCTCGATAATTCAAGTTATGACTTTACGGTCGGAACTGGGATCACGGTTGAAGTAACCAATTCATCTGGGACTTATGTTCCAATCTTCGGCGGCTTTATCTCAGACTTTACGATCGCGGTTAACCGGGCTGGAAGTATTGGCTATACAACCGTTGCCACAATTACTGCTCTTGGGGCTTTATCTAAACTACCTAGAATCATCGATCCTGCAGTTTTGTCTGCTGATTATGATGGCGATCAGATTTACACTCTTCTTTCAGCCTATCTTTTAGGCCAATGGAATGAGGTTTCAGCCTCTCAAACTTGGGCAACCTATAGCCCTACTGAAACTTGGGCTAATGCGGTAAATATTGGTTTAGGTGAAATCGATCAACCAGGCGATTATGAGATGATTGCTAGATCCTCTTCAGATACAGATCTTTATTCAATCTGCGCCGCTATCGCTAACTCGGCTTTTGGCGTTCTTTATGAGGATGCAAACGGCAATATTGGATATGCCGATTCAACCCATAGACAGGATTATTTAGCTGCTAACGGCTATACAACCCTAGATGCCAATCATGCTAATGGAGTCGGTTTATCATCGACTACTCGAGCAGGCGATCTTAGAAACTATTTCCATATCAATTATGGCAATACTGGCAGCGGTCAATACACAGCCCAAAGCACCCAGAGCCAATCTCTTTACGGTGTTTATGCCGAATCACTTACTTCTAGAATTAAAAACGCAGCAGATGCTGAGTCTTTAGCAGATCGATATATCGCGTTGCGAGCCTTTCCCTATGCCAAGTTTGAAGCAATTACTTTCGTTCTTGGTAATCCTGAAATTGACGATGCTGACCGCGATGCTTTAATAAATATCTTCATGGGTCAGCCAGTCTGGATTCAGAACCTGCCCGGCAATATCAACGATGGCTCTTTTCAGGGTTACATCGAAGGTTGGACATTCCGAGCAAGCCTAAACAACCTGAGCGTTACTTTTAACGCTTCTCCAATAAACTTCTCCCAAGTTACGGTAAAATGGGAGCAGGTAAACGCAGCAGAGACTTGGAACACCCTAAGTCCTACCCTTACATGGATTAACGCGATAGGAGTCGTAGCCTAATGGCAACAACAACAACCAACTTCGGCTGGGATATCCCACAGTCGACAGACTTAGTTAAGGATGGCGCAACCGCCATTGCTGCACTTGGTCAGGATATTGATACCTCAATGAATGGCCTTCGTGGCGGCACAACTGGTCAAGTATTATCCAAGACTTCTGGAACCGATATGGCCTTTACTTGGGTTGCTCAGGATGACTCTAATGCGATTCAAAATTCCATCGTGGATGCCAAAGGCGATCTCATTGCGGCAACCGCAAATGATACTCCAGCCCGTTTAGCGGTAGGTACAAATGGCCAAGTTCTCACAGCAGATTCAACAGCCGCAACAGGGATTAAATGGGCAACTGCTGCAACTGGCGGCATGACTCTTCTTTCCACTACAACACTTTCTGGATCTTCAACAAATATCAGCGTTACAACAGGTTACAAAAATCTAAGAATCATTATTTCAGGCGCAACGGCAAATGCCGGCGGATCGTCCTTCGTCATTCGACCAAACAATGCAAGCAGCGCCTGCGCCTATACAGGCAGCAAATATTCTGGAAATGCGAGCGCTTTATCGTATTCAACAACTGAGTTCGAGTTGCTCGCTTTCGGTGGTTCACTCGAAACAGATTCAGAAAATGCTTGGATGGTCGACATCTACAATTACGACCAATCGACTTATGTTAAATCAATGCAAGCATCTGGTTATTGGAAGCAGGTTTATCAAGGAAACACTCGCCGAAATGCCATGGACAGCGGCGGCGGTTATTATGCAACTACTGCTATTACCTCTGTAGCCTTAGCTTTAATCGGTGGAAATACATTCTCAAGCGGCCAAGTTCTAATTTACGGAGTTAACTAATGCCAAAGCCAATGATCCGAATTCACAATACTGAAACCGATGAAATCATCGATCGTGAAATGAACGCGGCTGAGTTCAAGCAATACGAGGCAGATCTTGCTATTCATGCAGCAAAATTAGCCGAAGTTGAAGCAGCGGCAAATGCAAAGGCAGCACTTCTTGAGCGCTTAGGTGTAACCGAAGAAGAAGCAAAACTTCTACTTGGATGAAGCCTAAATTATGCAAAGCAGGGCAACAACTTCGCGAGCAGTTTGACGATGCCTACCCGGATCGCGATAGGTCTAGCGATGGGTGGGTCGCGGACGCAAGACACATGCGCCAAGGCACTAGCGATCACATACCACTTGCAGAATCTGGGATTGTTAGAGCGTGCGACTTCGATCGAGATGTCTCTGGTAAGCCCAAGCCCGACCTCATGCCCAATATTGCAGATCAGCTTCGACTTCTCGCCAAGACTGATAAACGGATTAAATACATCATCTTTGATGGTTCGATCTGCTCCGCCAAAAGCGCATGGCGCTGGCGAGTTTATACAGGCATCAATAAGCACCGCCATCATCTTCATATATCTTTCACTAGCAAAGGTGATGAAGATGGTTCGTTCTTTCAAGTACCGTTATTAGGAGCCAGTCTATGAATATGAAAAATCCTTATTTCCTGACCGCAGGTGCATTCCTTTCAGCATGGGCAGCATCTAACTTCGCAGCCGATTACCGTTCAGTTCTTTGGGCAGTTCTCGCTGGTGTCTTTGGCTATGCCACGCCCAAACGATGAGCGCAGTAGACTTAACTGCTATTGCAGTTGGAATCGTAACGGTTCTGGGTGGTGTAACTGCGATGCTCCAGTTCCTAGTGAAACACTATTTAGCGGAATTGAAGCCGAATAGCGGTTCATCGTTAAAAGATCAAGTTAATCGACTTGAAGCGCGTGTCGATACAATAATTGAAATGTTAGGTAAGTAACACTTATCCCATGGCACGCAAAAAGGCTATCGACCTAGAGGCTTACTCTTTACTAGATCAGTATTGCATCGGGCTTAACGAGTATTACAAATCGCTGCGTAGAGCAGGTTTTACTACCGAGATGGCTTTGGCTATTTTGCTTGAACCATTGACTTACCCAGCAACGATTTTACCTACTCCCAACTGGTTGCCAGACCTTCCTAACCGCATCCCCTATGATGATGATGATGAGGATTAACAATGAAAAGAACTGTAATCGTTCCAGATCTACAGGTTCCGTTTCACGATGAATTAGCAGTTAGAAATGTTGCAAGTTTTATTAAGGCTTACCGCCCCGATAGCGTCATTACTTTGGGAGATGAAATTGATCTCCCACAGATCAGCAGATGGTCAGACGGAACCCCGGGGTGGTACGAACAAACACTAGCTGAGGATCGCGACTCAGCGGTCGAGGTTTTATGGTCATTGGTCGAGCATTCTAAAGAGGCTCACATGATTCGAAGCAATCACACAGATCGTCTTTACAATGTGATTATGAAGAAGATTCCAGCGTTCTTGGCATTGCCAGAATTGCGCTTTGAAAAGTTTCTCAAACTCGATGAACTGGGTATTACCTATCACAAGAAGCCTTATGCGTTCGCTAAGGGTTGGGTAGCGGTTCATGGGGATGAGCAGGGCATTAACCCAAATGCAGGCCTTACAGCCCTTGGAGCGGCCCGTAGACACGGTTTAAGCGTGGTCTGCGGTCATACTCACAGAGCAGGCCAATCGGCCTTTACAGAGGCTTCTGGGGGCAAAATAGGCCGAATCCTGCGTGGCGTAGAAGGTGGACATCTAATGGATGTTCGCAAGGCTGGTTATACCAAGGGAACCATGAATTGGCAGCAGGCTTTTATCATCGTTGAAGATAGCCAGGTAACTTTAATCAATTTAGAAAAGGATGGAACTTTCGTAGTTCACGGCCGCCGTTATGGACGATCTCGATAACGATATAAAACGAACCATCGATGATGCGATGGATGAAGGTGAATTGTTACCGTTCCGTTATCTAAATATCCCGAATAAAGTCATAACCAGATGAGACGATTATCCCAAGAAGCCAGAAACTCTGGCGGAACGGGAGCAAAATGACTATCTATGAAATCGGATTCCTAATGATTGGCTGGTTTATTTCAGCGGTCATGTTTTACTCAATGGGAGTCGATGCAGGCTATAAAGAAGGCCGCCGGGCAATGCGCAAGTTCTACGATCAGCGCGATAAGGTGAGAGCATGAAAGCAAATGACTACCTTACAGAAGCTAGAGCAATCATCCAAGACCGTGGTTTGGACTACGGACATCCTTCGGACAATATGTCCAGAACCGCATCCCTATGGGCTGCATACCTTGAAATGCCAGTCGAGCCGCATCAAGTTGCAATGTGTTTGGCGCTGGTCAAAGTCGCAAGATCGATGGAAACTGGCAAGGTCGATAACTACATCGATGGAGCGGCTTACATGGCAATCAGTGGCCAACTCAAATTAGAGGAGAATGAACTTTATGTATAAATTGGAAGATTACGAGACGGTTGCAATGTTGAACCGCTGGTTCGTGGAAAATTACCCTATGGGAAGGACAAATATTGTTATCACCTATCACGATGTTGAAAAAGGCATCATCACATGTCGCGCGGAAGTTTATCGCGATGCTAATGATGCTCACCCTGCGACTTCTAATATCGCTCATGGAGTTAGGGATCTCTATAACCCAAATATGCGTAGATTTTACGCAGAAGATATTGCTTCATCAAGTCTTGGAAGAGCAATCACGCTTCTTAAGGGAGGCCAAACAGCAACAAGAGATGATATGGAAAAGGTCGGACAAATAGAATCTAAGCCTTTACTTAACGATTCTAAGCCTTTACCTAAGCCGTTCGCTGAAAAATTAGCAGACAAGATTACGATGCCGGTCGAGGATGATCCTTGGACAATCAAAACAGTTGAACCAGCAGCTAGTGCCGCCGAAGCAGTTGCTTTAATTGCTGAAACTTTGGGTGGAACTAAGATCGATGATGATATTCCAAGTTGTGAGCATGGAGTAATGAAGTTTCGTGATGGAGTCTCAAAGAAAAATAATAAGCCATGGGCGCAGTTCTCATGCCAAAACCCAGCAGGCGGATTCCTGGAGAAGTGTGAACCAATCTGGTTAGAGATCGACAATAACGGTAAATGGGTCAAGCAGAAGGGGCGCGGATGATGAGCGGCCTACAGTTTATGAATCAAGATGGTGAATGGGAGAACTTCCCAACCGATGATGTATTGGCAGAAAAGGCTAAGCATCAAGAGCTTTTAAATTCGCTGCAAGTAAGAATTATCTGCCATCTATGCAATGAACCAGTACCTAAAGAAGAATTAGCGTTCTGGATTGAAGGTCAGGCGATCACCTGGTCATGCAAGAAATGCCATGCGGTAAATGTCTCAAAGTAGAAAGCATCGGGGATTTAGAACCGAGCGAGTTGTAGCAGAGTTTCTGAAGCGCACGTGGGAAGGCGCTTCAGTTGGTCGAGGTAATGGCCGCGATATCCTCAATGTCCCGTTCGACTGCGAGGTTAAAGCGCGTACAGGACTCGATGTCTCAGGGACACTCCGCCAGATCGAAACTAGGACAGCCAAGAGCGGCTTATTGGGGTTCGCTTGCTTTAGGCTTAATGGACAAGGTGAACATGCAGAGGAATATGTTGCCATGCTCCGCTTAGGCGATCTGGTGGAGTTACTGAAGGCCGCCGGGTTCGAAGGCCGCAAGGATCTTTATACCGATGTCGATATCTCTAAATGCAAAGGTTGCGGCGCTTATGTCTTATCGCGATCTTATTGCTTAAAGTGCGAGGATGAATAAATGGATAAATCAGAAGATCGGCCACAATGGATGCACACCTGTCTCTGCGGCTACTCATTAAGAGCTGCTGCTGGCTTCCTGAGCCAAATGGAGATAAGCCGAATGATGAAGTCTCACATTGAATCAGTTCACATAGACAATGTGGAGAAGTAATGCCGATCTATGAGTTCGAATGCACTAACGATCGATGCGAAGCCAATCTTCGCTACGAAAAGGAGTTCAAGATAAATGAAGAACACATCGTTGAATGCGGTCTCTGCCATGAGCCAATGCGCAAAATCTATAGCAGTTTCGGCATCCAGTTCAAAGGTTCTGGGTTCTATTCAACAGACAAGTAGCAAGCGCAACGCCGATCTGAGCAGGACTTATGCGAATGTGCTTGGTCGTGTCGGTACACTATCGGCTAGAAGCCATCAAGGCTTCAACTCGCGCCTGAAAGGCGTAGCGCGAGAGTTAGCCGTCGTTATTGGGATATCTCTATCTATAGCACTTATGCCTAGATCTGAGGCTTCAATAGTGCCTTTAAAAGTTCTTGCTAATAAGCAGCTAACAGATAAGCAATATAAGTGCCACAACGAGATCGTGTATAGAGAGTCTCGTTGGAAGATCGATGCAGTTAATGGATCTCATCATGGTTACTATCA